CAGGCTACGGCTACAGCACCAGCGAGCGCGAAATCATGCTCTGGGAGTTGTTCGGCCACCGCGAGGCACCTAACGCCGCGATAAGCGGTGCGAAGCATCCGATTGATTGATTAGTTATGCCGGTGACGGCACAGGAGAAACCAAATGGACTGCAATTGCAAACTCGATATTGAAAAGAAGCTGCTCGAAAACTTCCAAGCCGCAGCGCCAGAAGCCGTAGGCCACTACGTTGAACTCGGTGGCTATGGTCTGGCCGTCACCGAGAAAGCAATGGTGCTGAAGGGGTACCTGCCGTACAAGGCCAGCGCGGAATACCCGCTGAAGAAGGGCGGGGTGCGCAACAAGAAGATGGAGGGCAGCATGTTTTTCAGCTACTGCCCTTTCTGCGGGGTAAAGGCATAACGCAATGTAGGCGGTCGCCTAACTTGGCGACTTGCACTACAAAACCAGCGTCTATCCCGTGTAAATACTAGATGCATCGCTACATTAAAGATAGCATGAAAGACCGCACACTGGAGGAAAACATGAACATCAAACCAACACCAGAACAAGTTGACAACTGGGAGCTGAAAGCAGCGCAATACGCTGACTCGCAAACCGGTGAGTATTACGAGTATCAGCAAGCAAAGAACGAGAAGTTTGCCGAACTCGCTGCCCAATGGGGCGCGGAGCAGGTACAGTACAACGAGGCCGATGAATTGCTGCGTAACCTTGGCCTTGACCCAGACACTTACCGTACTGATGGTGGCTACATCAACCCCCTGAAAGTCAAGGCGGCTATCCGCAACCCTGATAAGTACTCGACAGACGCGACCCAAGCACAGCAGACCACAAACAACCCGTTCAATGTCACCCGCCCAGACGAGCCTGCGGATTACGGGCACGACAACTCGGTTTCTTCCGCGTATCAAACCCCGTACTACTGTTCAAAGTGTGACACCCACATGGGGGACGTAGACCTGCCAAAAAATGTGCCGTTGCGGAAGGACGCAATCTGTTGGAAGTGTATGGAGCAAGCCCAGCAGCCCCCGGTCGAAGGGCCGGAGTTGCCGGAGCCGGTGGCAACAGTTGAGTCCGCGATCCGTATAGCTGACGGCTTCCACTGTCTCTTGCGAGAAGACGCGGTAATGCCGCGTGTTAAAGACAAGCTCTACACCGCCGACCAAATGCACGAGCACTACGCTGCCGGTGTGCGGGCGGGGAAGGCAACTGGTAAGCAACGCTTACAGGTTCCCACTGGATGGGCAGCACCGAAAGACCAATACGCAGTGCCTGTCCTGTTCAACCCCTACACAGGTGAGCCGCGTGATGTGCGCGATGTGCAGAGTGACCCGCAAGGGATTCTGATAGTGCCGCCCGGAAAGGTGCATCAGTTAGCAGCCATGCAAGGAGGCCAGAAATGACTGTGCCATCTAATTCTGCTTCGGAGCATGCCAAAGCGATGGCAGAAGCCATTGAACAGCTTCGCCAACATGTAGAATTTCAGGCCATGCTCCTCCACATGCGCTATACTGCCCTTCGCAGCTCTGGTTTTGACCATGGCGCGGCTATTTATCTTTGCCAACAAGACTGGAGTAACCTGAAATGAAGCTATCTGCAGATAAAGATCATGCCGATTACCACGATGTTGTGCATTTCGTTGACCAACTTTATGTTGGCGGGCAACTAATGAAGTCTTGTGTCCATATTGATACAGAACTTAACGAGGCACAGTGCATCGCGCAGCCAGTTACTATTGAAAACGACCATGTTTTAACACACGTGATTAAGGGGAAGATAGAAATAATCTGGAAATTGTCACAATCTGCCTCCAACAAACCTCTACTTTGTGACAACAACCTCTTCCTCTACCTCAAAAAGGACTGGGAGCAGCGCGAATTACTTCGTAAACAGGAGCAACACGCAATATGACCAGCAAACAGCCGGATCCGTTCTACGCCACGATAACTATTTGCGTTGCTATTGTGGTTATCCTAATTTTACTGAACTAAATACTATGACACCAGAACAATTAGCCACTCCTGGAACAGAACATGCTCACCAAACTGCATTATTTTGCTGGATAGCCTCTCAAATAAGCACTTATCCAGAAGCTCGCTGGATTTATGCAATTCCCAATGGCGGAAAAAGAGATGCAATAACAGCCGCACGCCTAAAAGCAGAAGGCGTGAAGTCTGGGATATCTGACATTTGCCTTCCATTTGCTCGTCAGGGTTACCATGGGTTCTACATTGAAATGAAGAAGCCAAAGGGCAAGGAGTCTCCCGAGCAAAAAGAGTTCGGTGCTTTTCTCGCTCAGCAAGGCTACCTTTATACCATGTGCGACAGTTGGGACAAGGCACGGGATGCGGTACAATGGTACTTGACCCAACAAACACTTCCCGGGATGACTCAATAATGACGCAACGCGGCACAGGACGAACAACTAGACAAATGCAGGCACTCCGAAAGGGCGGATATTTTGTCTGGCTTCACTCCAATATTTACTATCCGCGCCAACTGGCGCTCAAGCTGGGCCGGGGAGATATTAAAATTATGTCTCCCGAATGGGTCTTAAACAGACGCTGGGAAGGGTTAAAGCTACCGGATTTAGTACTTGACCACGCAATGCATACGGTAAATTTTCGAAATCAAAGCGAACTTTCGCTATTTTGGAATTTAGTGCCACATGTACAAGCAAGGGTGCGTCCTGCATGAGCCCGGAAGAAACCCTACAAGTGCAGCAATACATTGCGCAATTGACAGCAAACCACGAAAAACAGGTCCTAGCACTTAAAAAAGAGCTAGAATTTGAAAAACGTCAGCGTAAAATTGCTCAGGCAGATAGCCTTAAGATGGGAACGGCTGTGCTTGCAATATGGAATCATAGTAGACAACAACCTCCGGTGGAAACTACTGTATTTTCTACCAATGTTCGGCAAATAATTGATTACTACGCGCCAGATTTTGACGTGCCGTTTTAAGGCCCTACAGGGCGCAAACGCCCCCGGTAGTACCTACCCACACCCGCGCCAAAACGGCGCAGCCTAGCCCCAACGGTGCAAGCCGCTGGGGCTTTTATTTGGGCCATTGCCCTACAAAGTTGCCCCGGTGCAGAAATAGTGTATATAATCCGCCCAACATTCAGCCATCCGGAGTTCACAAGGTGAATCCCATCGAATCTTCAACTTCTAGTTACGCAGCGCAACTGTCCCAGTCTGAAATTGAGACACGGGATCGGTTTGTTGCTGAGTATTTGGTTGATTACGATGCATACAAGGCTTGTATCCGTATCGGGTACTCCCCGGCATACGCTAAGGATTTCTGCGTTCGGTTCATGGCAGAGCCCTATGTACTGAATAAAATCAAGGCTACGGAATTCGACCCCAGTGCCCCGGTTGATATTGAGCAGGAAAAGAAAAAAGTCCTTGCTGGTCTTTGGCGAGAAGCCAATAATTTCGGTGCTGGTAGCAGTCAAGCAGCGCGAGTCGCTGCACTATCGAAGCTCAGCGCGTTTTACGGCATGGATGCTCCGAAGAAGACTCAAACGGAAGTTACCGGTCCCGACGGGCAACCGTTGGGCGCTGGGGTCTTTGTCGTGCCCGGTGCGGTTACGCTGGAAGATTGGGCGGCGCAGGCTGAGAAGCAGCAAGAAGAATTGGTGCGCCCAACGGGTAAGCCGGAGTTACGGGTTGCCTGATGTTTGTTACTGCTGAAAAGCCTCAGAAACAATACGCCATCTGGAAACCGTTGCCCGGTAGCCAGACGCTGTTTTTGTCCTGCCCGGTGCGGGAGGTCTGCTTCGCGGGGACACGTGGGCCGGGCAAACGGATAGCAGATACAACACCTGTACTCACGGACAGTGGGTGGAAGAATGCTGGCGAAATTACATATGCTGACAAACTTGTAGCTATCGACGGGACATATTGCAATATTATTGGAATTTTTCCTTGCAATGATAGACCATTGTATAACGTAGAATTTTATGATGGCAAGATTATTGAAGCCGACGACGAACACCGTTGGCTAACTTATAGCGGGTCTAGCGGTCACAGGGATGGCTGGAAAGTTCGTACGACCAAAGAATTGCGTACGTCCAAATCCCCGTATTCAATTCCGTACCTCCGCGCTCCAATTGTTGGAAAACAGTGGACAGGGTTAGACCCCTATATGATTGGGTATATTATTGCCAATGGAACAACCGGCAGTAAGTACGTTACAATTTATTCCATAGATGACGAAATTTTGCAGTATGCTAACGAAAAACACGGTTGGCAAATTTATAACTACGGCGAAAGTAAAGTTAGCCGTGCTTTGTGCCCTTCTGTTGAACAAGACAGGCAATGGCGAGAATTACTTGGGCATAAGATTGGCGACCAAAAATGTATACCGCCAGAACTGTTGACCGCAGATGTGCAAACTCGTATCCGCCTTTTGCAAGGCTTAATGGATGGGGATGGCAACCATCAAGGCGGTGCTTCTAGTCGTTATTCAACAGTTTCTTTGCAATTAGCTCAGGACATAACCACACTGGTGAAATCGCTTGGCGGCTGGGCGGTAATGCACAAGAAAATATTCACGGACGCAGAAATGCTTGAGCGTAGGGGAACGCGCGAAGGTAGTCGAAACTATATTTATCGGATCAACATTTCTCACCACAACCAATTTAATCCATTTTGGTTGAAAAGAAAGGCCGATCGGCAAAAGCAACAAAAAAAATTCCTAACACGGGGAATAAAAAGTATCTCCTATTCTCGCCACGGAGCGGGAGTGTGCTTTGCTGTAGACCATCCTGATCATTGCTTTGTAATTGACGATTTTGTAGTTACCCACAATACGGACGCCATGCTGATGTCCTTTGCTCAGTATTGTGGTCGGGGTTATGGTGATTACTTTCGTGGCGTCATTTTTCGTCGGAACTATAAGCACTTGGACGACATTATTGCAAAATCCAAACGCTGGTTCAACCGCAGTGCAATGCAACCGAAGTTTTTGGCTGGTTCCAGTTCGCTTAAGTGGGTTTGGCCTACGGGAGAGGAATTATTGCTGCGGGCGTTTGAGAACGAAGAAGATTACTGGAGCTACCACGGGCACGAGTATCCATTTATCGGATGGGAAGAGTTGACAAGTTGGCCCAGCATCAATTGCTACGAGTCGATGAAGTCTTGCAACCGTTCCAGCTTCCAACCGACGACACGTTTGCCTCACCTGCCACGCATGATTCGCAGCAGCACCAATCCCTATGGCGTTGGACATGCTTGGGTCAAGGAATACTTCATTGATCCTGCTCCGTATGGCAAAATTATCACGGACAAAGAAGGCAATCAACGGGTTGCCTTGTTTGGTTCTGTGAAGGAGAACCCTTACCTTGGCGAAGAATACCTCAAGACGCTGGAATCCATTACGGACGTCAACAAGCGTAAGGCATGGCTTGAAGGAAGCTGGGACATCACCAGTGGTGGTATGTTCGACGACCTCTGGGACAGCACGAAGCACGTCCTTAAACCCTTCGAAATCCCCTACACTTGGCGCATCACACGTTCCTTTGACTGGGGCAGCGCAAGGCCATTCAGTGTGGGATGGTGGGCAGTATCGGACGGTACAGAAGCTACATTGGCCGATGGGCGCAAAATCTGTTTCCCGCGCAAAACCATATTCCGCATCGGGGAGTGGTACGGTTGCACAGGTAAGGCTAACGAAGGCGTCCACATGACAGCCCGCAATGTGGCTATTGGGATTAACATCCGAGAGCAACAGATGAAAATTCATAACCGCGTGCAACCCGGACCGGCAGACAGTGCCATTTATGCGGTTACAGACGAAGCGTCTATTGCGCAGAACATGGAAGCAGAACATGTGTTCTGGACTCCCGCAGACAAGCGTCCGGGTAGCCGTCAAAACGGTTGGGAACTTATCCGGGACCGTATGGATGCAGTTGCCAAGGGAGAGGACAAGCCGGGGTTCTACGTTTTCGACACCTGCCGAGATTTCCTTCGCACTGTGCCGAACATTGCTCGGGATACACGAAACCCAGACGACGTAGACACAGATGCAGAAGACCACATTGCGGACGACTGCCGCTACATGGTATTATCCGCAGACCATACCTCACACCGCGTTCGTATTTCAGGAGCATAACATGGGCGTAGCCAACACTCACGGCGACTATAAAGAGATGTCTTCCTTGTGGAAGCGTTGCCGCGATGCGGCGGATGGACAAAGCGCTGTGCATGATGCGGGCACGGAATATTTGCCGCTGTTGGCAGACCAATCTGCTTCGGAGTACAACTCGTACAAAACTCGGGCAAACTTCTACAATGCCACATGGCGAACAATTTCCGGCCTGCAAGGCATGATTTTTCGCAAACCGGCGTTTGTTAAGGTTCCGTCTGTTGTGGAACCTTTGCTGGAAGATGTTTCGTTGTGCGGCGAAAACCTTCATATGTTCAGTTTGGAACTCATGGAAGAGTTGCTAACAACTGGGCGGGTTGGAATTTTTGTCGACTACCCGGTAACTGACCCGCTGCATACCACGCAAGCTGATACCAAGGCAATGGGCCTGCGTCCGGTTATGAAGAAGTACGAAACAGAAAGCATTATCAATTGGCGCTGTTCTGTGGTCAACAATAAATGCGTCCTCTCCATGGTTGTACTGGCCGAAGAGGTTGAAACAGTTGGAGATAATGAGTTCGATGTTGTCGAAACAACTCAGTACCGGGTTATCGACCTTGCTCCTGCGCCTGTTATTGCAGAAGGCCAATTGCCCCCTTTGGTGGTTCGCGTTCGTGTGTTCAAGGTGAACGACAAGAATGAGGATGTTCTTGTTGATGGCCCTAACTACCCAATGATTAAGGGCAAACACCTTGACACAATTCCGTTCTTTACCATTAGCACGGACAGCGTTGAAATTGAGCCGGACATTCCTCCACTGATGGATTTGGTGGATGTAAACTTGGCGCATTACCGCGTAACGGCAGACTATGAGCACGGGTGCCATTTTACCGGCTTGCCTACGCCCGTGATTACTGGGTACATGCCCGAAAAAGAAAACCAAGCATTCTGCATTGGCAGTATGACTGCATGGGTGTTTCCGCGTCCCGATGCCAAAGCACATTTCTTGGAGTTCACTGGTCAGGGCCTGAAGGCGCTGGAAGCAAACCTTGCTCGCAAGGAAACGCAAATGGCTGTGTTGGGTGCCCGTATGCTTGAAAATAAGCAGAACAATGGGGATAGTCAGAACGGTGCGGCTGTCCACATTGGTGGAGAGCAGAGCCTGTTGGCATCGATTGCTAACGCGGCGTCTATTGGCATTGAGCGTGCGCTTACCATGTTTGCCAAGTATGCCGGTTCGGACGAATCCTGCACTTACCGTCTGAATAAAGACTTCTTTCCGATGCCAATGTCTGCACTCAACCTCACCGCTTTGGTTGCTGCATGGCAGAACGGTGGTATTAGCTATCAGACGTTGTTTGAGAACCTGCAACGCGGCGAGGTTATCGACATTGACCAGACCATTGAGAACGAACTAAAGAAGATGGAGCAGCACAAGCCCATGATTCCCGGTGGTACAAAGGTGAATCAAGCCAATACAACCGGGACGCATGAAACAACGCTGCCCGGTAGCACTACCGCAAATCCGACACAGCGTCAAATGCAGACGCCACCGAAGGCATAAAATTTTTTCGCGGGGATTGCAAACCGCGGAATATCCTGTTACATTACCTGCCATGGACGGATTATGTCTGTCCAATTTTCGCAGCAAAGCTGCATAACTTCATCCTTAGGGGATTTTCCAAATGAAAGCTCATACGTTCGTTCCTTTTCCTTTGAAAGCTACAGTTCTTCACGTGCGTGAAGGCGATGGCGGCTCTGCCGGTGGTTCTGCCGGTGGCGATGGTGGCTCCGGTGCTGGTGGTACTGGTGCAGGTGGGACGGGTGCAGGCACAGGTGGAAAAACCGTGGAGCAGTTGATCCAAGAAGGCATTGACAATGCCGTCAAGGGTTTGAAGGCCAAGAACGAAGAGTTGCTGGGCAAAGTGAAGTCTCAGCAAACCCAGTTGGCTCAATTTTCCGGCATGGATCCTGAAAAGATCAAAGCTCTAATGGAAACTCTGGACCACGACGAAGACATGAAGTTGTTCGGCGAGGGAAAGAAGAATATGGTTATCGAGAAGTACACGGAGCGTATGCGTAGCGCACACGCCGCGGAACTCGAAGCCGAACGTGCTCGCACGGCGGAAGAAGCCAAGCGTGCAGACACTTACAAAAGTGCGGTTCTGGACAACCAGATTCGCTCTGTTTGTACTGACTTGCATAAGGGTGCTGTTGACGACGCTCTCCTGTTTGCACGTCAGATCTTTACGCTGGATGCCAAGGGCAACGCGGTGAAATTGGACGCCGAGGGCCGTCCTGAACTGGGCAAAGATGGCAAATCGCCGTTCAGCCCTGCTGAGTGGATTGAGATGCAGCGCGAGCTGAAGCCTCACTGGTTTCCCGCGAGCACTTCTGGCAGTGGTTCTGGCGGGGCTCAGGGCTCCGGTTCCGGCGCTGGCAAGACCATGAAACGAAGCGATTTTGACTCGCTGACCGTCGCTCAACAAGCAGGTGTTGTGCGTTCTGGGACGCGAGTTGTGGACTGATTTTTCAACTCGATAGGAACCATTCATCATGGCAAATACCCTGACCTCCCTGATCCCCTCGCTGTACGCCTCGCTAGACATCGTTTCCCGCGAGCTGGTCGGCGCTATCCCTTGTGCCTCCCTGGACGCTACCGTTGAGCGTGCTGCTGTGGGTCAGCTGGTGACGTCCTTCATAACGCCCACTGCTTCCGCTACCAACATCACCCCCGGCGTGACTCCGCCCAATGACGGCGACCAAACCATCGGCAACGTGCAGTTGTCCATCACCAAGGCTCGCCGCGTTCCCTTCCGCTGGAACGGTGAAGAGCAATTGGGCCTCCGCAATGGCGGCACCAATCCCGCTGCTGTGCGCAACAGCCAGATGACTCAGGCCATCCGCACTCTGGTGAACGAAATGGAAGCCGACGTTGTGGCTGCTGCCCGTCTGGGTGCATCCCGCGCCTACGGTACGGCTGGCACCACGCCCTTCGCCTCCACGCTGGGTGATCCCGCACAGGTTCGCAAGATCTTGGACGACAACGGTGCTCCTCTGAACGATCGCTGCCTGATCATTGACACCACTGCTGGCGCTGCACTGCGTACCTTGGCTCAACTGACCAAGGCCAACGAAGCTGGTTCTACTCTGACCCTGCGCGATGGCGAACTGTTGAACCTGCACGGCTTCAGCATTCACGAATCGGCTGGCGTAACGTTCAACACTAAGGGCACTGGCGCTTCGTACACCACGAACACCGCTGGCTACGCTGTGGGTGCTACCGACATCACGCTGATTACTGGTACTGGCACCATCAACGCTGGTGATATCATCACCTTCGCTGGCGATACCAACAAGTACGTCGTGGTGACCGGCATCAGCGCTCCTGGCGTTGTGTCCATTGCGGCCCCCGGCCTGCGTCAAGCCATCCCCACATCCGCAACCGCTGTGACCGTTGGCAACAGCTACACCGGCAACATCGCTTTCAGCGCATCTTCGCTGGTGCTGGCTACCCGCGCTCCTGCTCTGCCCGATGGCGGCGACATGGCTGTTGACCGCATGATGGTCACCGACCCCCGTTCTGGCATCAGCTTCGAAGTGGCAATGTACGCTCAGTACCGCCAGATCCAGTACGAAGTGTCTGCTTGCTGGGGCGTGAAGGGCATTAAGAACGCCCACGCTGCGATCCTGCTCGGCTAATAGCGGCCCGCAGAAAGAGTAAGGCGGGCGCGGCGAAAGCTGCCGCCCGCTTTCTTTTATCATCAACCAACTAGGAGAACTTAAATGTTTGGCCCTGAATCCTGCGCTACGGTTACTATCCAATTGGAAAAGACCGAAGACAATCCAACCGGTCTTGTGGTTATCAATGAGTCGGACTTCGATGCCGAGACAATGACCAAAGTTGACCCGGTTCCCGAGCAGGCACCTTCCCCCGCAACTACCAATGAACAACAGCCTCCCGCCGAAACTGGCGAAAAGAAGGTTGTTGCTCCTTGGGCTCAATAAGGAGCTTTCATGCAACAAGTTGAAGCACTAAACGCTACCGATGCGTCTGGTGTTGCTTTGTGCAAGACTGCGGGCGTGAGCGAACAAGCTCATGCCAGTGGTGTCTACACGGCAACGCTGTACGACAAGGATGGTAATGTCAAGTGGGAAGACACCATTGACAATCTGGTGACCACAGTTGGCGGCAACTTCGCTTTGGACACTGTCCTGGCCGGTTCTGCCTATACCGCTGCGGTTGTAATGGGCTTGAAGGGTACTGGCACTGCCGTCATTGGCGATACGCAGGCATCCCATGCAAGCTGGAGTGAAGTTGGTGGCGCAAACGCCCCGGCCTACTCTGGCACGCGCAAAACCCCGGCTTGGTCTGCTGCCTCTAGCAAGTCCAAAGCCACAAGCTCCGCAGTCAGCTTCACTTTCACCTCTGGCGGAACTGTTGCTGGTTGTTTCATCAATTTGGCGGGTTCTTCTGCCATTGACAACACCACGGGCACACTGTACAGCGCAGGCGATTTTAGCGGCGGTTCCAAGACCGTAGCTGCAACCGACGTGCTGAACGTGACCTACACCGCGAGCATCTAATCATGGCACAAGTCAAGAAGGGCGACACAGTTCGCCAAATCCTGCCAGCACCCATCGAGGGCACTGTGGTCGGCTTCAATGCAGACCAGGAAACAGGCGCATTGCAAGTTTGCGTCGAGTTTCAAGTAGACGGGGAAACGCGTCAGCGTTACTTCGACAGCAACCAGATTGACTTGGTTGCTGCGGCCTAATTAAGACTGCCCCTTCGGGGGCAGCACCATTTTCGGAGTTCGGTATGATTTTGTTAACTAGCACATCTGACGTTGTACGCCTTGTTACATTGTCTGCCGCAAATAGTATTGACTGTCATGCGTCTTGGGTTGACCTGTCCGGCACTACTGTAACGCCGGGTCGCCAGAACACCAAGATCACCACGGCAACCACGACCACGCTGGTGCCTTCGCCCGGCGCGTCTACATCGCGCAATCTTAAGGGCTTATACATTAGCAACAACTCGGTAGGGACAAACTGCGACGTTACGGTGCAGCACTTTGACGGAACCAATTCGGTAGAGATTATTGAGGTTGTCCTGCTGCCGGGTGAGAACCTTGCATACCGAGAAGATGGTTCTTGGGTTCACCGAGACAATCAAGGCGCAGAGTACCCTCCCTCCGGTCTCGGAAATTACAACGGCAAGTTGACGCCGTTCATGAAAACTTCCACGGCTGCGAAGGCTGCCGGTAACTGGTACTGCACCAGCAAGGACGTGGGCTATCCAGGTGCCTGGGCGCCTGGTGCACCTGGTTTGAACGGTCGCGTCACAGATGGCACGGTCAGCGCGGACTACGGGTGCATCCCAATCACGAATGCGAGTGCAGGCTCCAACTACCTGACTGCTCTTGACATGCAGGCCAGCGTGAACCACACGCACGACTTCTTCGACTGCTTGTGGGTGAACTCCGGCCTCGTTGTCACGACCACCACGGCACAAACCATCGTCACCCCGACGCTCCCAGCTCGGGATGTGAACGGCACGACAAATGGAGAAGGCTGCGGCATTGCCATGCTGTTCACCGCTGCTGCAACGAACGCGGCAGTCATATCGAACTGCACGGTCAGCTACACCAACTCAAAGGGCGTTGCGGGGCGCACAGCCACGTTGACCACTGCCACCGGCTCAGCCATCCCTGCAACCCCCGTCATCGGCACGATGATCTGGTTCGCGCTGGCGGCGGGAGACACCGGTGTGCAGTCGATCCAGAGCATCACGCTCGGCACCTCGCTTGTGACCGGCTCAGTGTCGCTGATGATCACCCGCGACATCTGCACGATCGGCACAACCATCGTCAACGTGGCGGCTGCCAAGACCATTGGCAGCCCAGGCATCAAGCTGTTCAACGGCACCTGTCTGTTGCACAACATCATGGCAAGCGCTACAACCGCAACATTCATGTCTGGTTCCTTGGCAGTAATGGAGAAATAACATGATTTTGATTGGTGTTGAAGACGGCAAAGTTGCTTTGTGTGTAAGCATCAATCTGGATCAACTTCAACTAGCCAAAGAAATGTACCCCCAAATGCTTCTTCAGGAGCAAATTGGGGAAGAGAACATTGGCTGGATTTATAACCAAGACGGTTCTTTTTCTCCTCCGTAATTCATGGCTGCGCTTGGAACATTTGCAGTAGAACTTGTCCCATTGGAGTGGTTTCCTGCCACTCCGCAGGGCTGGTTTGCTTTAGATTTAGTTAATACTGCAAGTTCCGGTGGAACGCAATCTGCTTCTATTACCGAGGCAGCAAGTGCGTCTGAAGTTGTTGCAAGTCAAGTTGCTTGGCAATCGGCAATTACCGAAGCTAATAGCGGGAATTCTACTCAGACAGCACAGGTTGCTTTCGGCTCGGCAATTTCTGAACCGGGTACGCTCTCCGAAGTAGTCTCCGCAATCCTTGCACAAGCTGCGTCCGTCACAGAAGCTGCAAGCGCAGGCGAGACATCTACTGCTCAGGTAAATTTTGCATCCAGCCAAACCGATGCGGCTGCGGCTGCGGAAACGGTTACGGCCAGTGCAGTGTGGTCGTCCGCACAGACAGACGCTGCAAGTGCCGCAGATACGGAAACAGCTCAAGTTGTCTTTCAGAGTGCAGTTGCGGAAGCAGCTTCCGGTGCCCACACTCAAACGGCTCAGGTAAACTTTGCTTCTGTTCAAACGGATTCTGCAAGTGCATCGGACAGCACAAATGCAACGGTAACTTCTGGTTCTGTTACCCACAACGTAACAATTTCCGAAGCTGCTTCTGGCGCAGAGTCTGTTTCTACTTCAATTGTTACTGGCGCAAGCATTACTGAAGCTGCAAGTGCGGCGGACAGTGCTACTGTTCAGACAAATTTTCAATCTGCTATTATTGAACCCGGTTTTGGTTCAGATGCGCAAACAGCGCAGGCCATATTTCAGAGTTCTGCTACAGACGCTGCAACGGCTGGCGAAACTGTTTCCTCTGCTTTGCTTGTTGCAAGAAGTATTACAGAAGCTGCGGCAGCAACTGATACAACAGACGCATCGCTTGGTTCCCAAAGCTATTCTGTGTCTGCTACAGAAGCTGCAAATGCTTCGGATACCATTACAGCAACCAACGCCACGGGCGCAACCATTACGGAAACGGGCGTAGGGGCGGATTTGGCTGCGGTGGCTATGGTGGTACAGGGTAGCGTTACAGAGCCCGCCACAGGGGCGGATTCCGCTGCCGCTGGGCGTGTTTTGTACGGTGCCACCACGGAGGCCGGTGCCGGTGCGGACAGCGCAACGGTAACATGGAATGCAACCGCGTCTATTACCGAAACTGCAAACGCACTCGATAGTATTACAGTTGCTTGGACAACCAGTGCAACAATTTCCGAAGTTGCAACGGCTGGGGATGTATCCAACCGCTACGGGCAATATTCTGTATCTATTAACGAAACTGCTGGAGCAAATGATGTTTCTAATTTTACCGCTTCTTTGTCTGTATCTATTTTGGAGTCCGGTAATGCTATAGATTACAGTGCTACTGGGGTTACGATTTATACTGCTTCGATAGTAGAAATTGCGTATGCAATTGATGTAACAGAAGCAAATTGGGACCGCCCTATAGAACAGTATTATCTTGCAGGCAAAACTCAGAGTTATCCGATTGCAGGAACAATGAGCTATCCTGGTGCTGGGTTTAACCAGTCTTATCCTATTACGGCAGTTCAGACATACCCTCTAAACGGCCAATTACAAACTTATGGCACAGAGCCGTAGATTGTGGTATAAAACAGCATTCTGGCAGAAGGTCTAAATCATGTCGCTTATTGTTGAAACTGGCACGGCAAGTTCTACATCGGAGGCTTACGCTTCCGTCAGCTATGCGGATGCCTATCACGCATCAATGGGTAACAGTCTTTGGGCGTCTCTTCAAACTGCTGAAAAGGAACAAGCGCTGCGTCGGGCAGCTACGTTCATGTGCCAAATTTATCGTATGCAGTGGAAAGGCGTTCGCGTCAACGCAACGCAGGCACTTGACTGGCCGCGCTACAACGTTCAGCGCCCAGACCTTGCTGTTTACAATGTAGTAGACCCAGCAACAGTTCCTATTGAAGTTCAGCAGGCTAACGCAGAGCTTGCGCTGAATGCGGCTGCAGAAGATTTGAATCCGACTGTTACACAAGGCATCTTGAGCAAAGAAGTTGGGCCGCTGAAGGTCGTTTACGATCCGAATACACCTCTTGGAAAACAATACTCCAAGATTGGCCAAATCCTTCGCCCATTGCTGGATATAGGCGCTAACGGCGTGAACGCCAAGCTGCGGAGGGTTTAATGAGCTTTTATTCTGAGCTTGCCAATACAGCAAACGAGCTGCTGGCCGAGTTTGGTCAAAATGTCATTGTGACCACATTGGGCGTCGCCCAGCCGGACCCAGCTACCGGGATTGTTTCGCAACCTAGCACGTCCTATACAACGAAGGGCGTCTTACTGGATTTCGATTATCGTAATTTTGGCATGACCGTAAACACGTACGAGCAAACCAGTACAGCGGATCGTCGGTTGTTGCTGAACGCTTCGGGAATCCTGAAGGCTGGGGACTTGCTGACGGTAGATGGTATTCAGTACAAAGCCTACGTTATCAAGACCGTGAACCCTGCTGGCACTCGTGTCTTGTACGATATTTGGATGCAAGCATGACCGCAAAAGGTTCAGTAACCATGCAGCTTTCTGGTAAAATAGAAGGCATTAAGCGCAGCATGAATCGGGTTGCGTATGAGTCTGTGCAGCACATTGTACTCCAGTTGGACGCACTTAGCCCGGTTGGTGCGCCGGAATTGTGGGCAAGCCAGCAAAAAGCATTTCGTGCTATCATGATGGGTTATAAGCCTGGACAGTTTCGAGGAAACTGGCAATTGGGTGTTGACCAGCGGCCCAGCACGTTTTTGAAGGGCAATATTGATCCAACTGGAACAAGAACTGTTGCTAAGAACATTGAAGCTATCCCATTGGCTGCAAGTCGTGTGTCTCGATATTACATTTCGAATTTGTGCCCATACGCACGAGCTCTTGAAGACGGGCATTCAACGCAAGCCCCAACGGGGATGGTTACTATTGTTCGGGAAGAATTTCCGCAAACGCTGCGGGCAATTGTTGAAGGCGTAAAAGCCGATGGGGGTCGTGTCCGATGAGTATTGTTGCAATTCGGGCCGCTATCGAAGCCCAGTTGGCTGCTGTGCCAGCAATCATTCCCGCCGTTGCCGTCACGGTCACTCCCGGGAACCCTGCTGTGTTCAGTAGCGGTGCTACGCCCCACGGTCTTGTGAGCGGTATACCCGTCACGCTACCGGGTTACACGGGCGGAACCCCTGCCCTGCCAGAGACGTACATTGTGGTCGTCCTTAGCCCTACCACATTCACCCTGCAAAACAGTGGCACAAAGGCCGCAATAGCGGTTACAATCGCGGGGACTGGCGGTAGTGTTCTGGCAAGTTTGACGGCTTACCATAATTCAAACTTTCCAGTTGTGTCAGGTGTGCCATACCAATTGACGCACATGATTACGTTTAAGCCAGACGAACCGACGCAAGGCGGAGGGTATTATCGGGAACATGGGGTGTTTCAGGTAACTTTGGTTTATCCTGCCGGTGTTGGCATCGGAGCAATGACTGCTCGGGCAGAGTTGATTCGAAGCTATTTTAAGAAAGGCACCACGCTTGTGAATTCTGGAGTCAAGACGATTATTCCGAATACTCCCGAGTTCGGCTACATGCAGGGTTCTTCCAGCGACGTTTCGTTGCCTGTGAAGATTGGGTATAGGGCTGATATTTACTCGTAACCACCGCTCTTGCGGATTTTTGAAAAGGAACCGTCATCATGACAGTTGCACAAGGCATTAACAAGATCACCGCCTACAAGGCCCAGACAGGTTTGGGCGTCCCTGCCATTGGCGCAGGCGGTCAGATTTTGCGTCGCAAGACTTCCGTTGCCGAAGTCAAGCGAGCAACCTACACGAACGACGAAATCGTTCAACACCAACAATCCACCGGCGTCAACTTGGGCACTGCGTCCAGCGCTTGGAACTTCGACGGTCTGCTGTCCCCCGGCACCTACGCTGGTCTGTTGCAAGCTCTGCTCCGCAAGACTTTCACCGCCACCGCTGCGCTGACTGGTTTGTCGCTCACCATTGCTGGTACTGGCCCCTACACCATTACTCGTGGTTCTGGCGACTTCTTGGCCGGTGGCCTGAAGATTGGCGACGTGATTCGCATCACCGCTGGTACTTACACCAACGCGGTCAACCGCGACAACAACATTGTCATTACCGGCCTGACGGCTACTGTTATCACTGGCATCACGCTAAATGGCAGTACGCTGATTGCCGAAGGACCTGTTGCCACCAGTACCATTACGGTGATGGGCAAAAAGTCTTTGGTTCCGCTGAGCGGCCATACCGACACGTTGTTTACCATTGAAGAGTGGTACGCCGATATCTCCAAAAGCGAAGTGTTCCCGGACATCCGTATTGGTCAAGCCGACATTGGCCTTCCCGCGTCTGGCAACGCAACCATCAAACTGACCTCGCAAGGTTTGGGCGTTCGCACATCTAATACCTCCCAGCAAATGACCAGCCCTGCGGCTGCTACCACAAGCCCGGTGCTCACCTCTGTGCGCGGCATTTTGCTGGCCGGTGGGGCGAAGAGCCAAGTGGTGACAGGCGTAACTATTACCATCAAGACGGCGCTGACTCCGGAAGGCCCTGTTGTTGGAAGCAACTATGCTCCGGATATGGCCCGTGGCCGTGTGGAAGTGTCTGGCCAGTTCACGGCTCTGTTTGACAGTACAACTTTCCGGGATATGTTCGACAGCGAAACTCTGACGTCTTTGGTTTGTGTTATGGGTTCCGATACTACAAACACGGCAGATTTTGTATCGTTCAACTTGTCTGCTATTAAGTTGACCGACGCTGCACCGGATGATGGTGAAAAAGCTATTATCCGCACCTACCCCTTCACTGCGCAGATCAACGCTGCCGGTGGCGCGGCCCTTGCCAACGATCAAACAATCATCTCGATTCAAGATTCGTTGGCGGCGTAATCACAGGCGGGTTCCTGGCCCGCCTGCGTGTCTTCCCCACGGGTAACACCGTGGGGCTTTTTAACCTCAGTTCATCAACCAAAAACATATCATGACACAAGCACAAAACCTCATGGCCTCTGGCTTCGATTTGTCCTCGCTGGACAACACCCAAGTTTCCGAAGTGACGCATCGCGTTGCAGTTGTTGTCAATGCTGACGGCGACGACGAATGTGGCTTCGATATTGTTGGCAAAAACAGCCCCGAATACCAAGCTGCCGCTCAGGCAATCCGTGTCGACGGTCTGAAGCGTGCAGCGAAGCGCAAGTCCCAACTGGACACCAGCACGGACGAAGGTGCGGGCGCGGTGGCCCGTACCATTGAGCGCAACGAAATGTCTCTGGCTCTTGCTGTGGTCAAAGGCTGGTTCGGTTTTAAGAATGGTGGCGTTGACGCCCAGTTCGACAAAGCTGTGGTGGAAAAGTTGCTTGTGCGCTTCCCCACTTGGAAGGACAAGATTACCTCTGCCTTGGAGGTTGAGTCCAATTTTTTGAAGAGCTGAAAAGTAAGCTGGTTGAGATAGCACGCGGTAAATTTGAACTTACCGAGGTTATGGAAGATGGGCAAACTCTTGAGACGCATCTTGTAAGTTACATGAAGCAATCGGGGGTTTGCCCTCCTCAGCTAGATATACCACCATTTCCATACGAAGCAGAACATATTTGGGAATGGTGGCTTCAACTTCAATCTACTCGGCCAATTGGTATGGCCGCAGGGCATATTACATTTACAGAGGTTGAGAATTGGGCGAAGTTATTGAAAATAACGCCCACGGCTTTTGAAGTTCGCTGTATAATGGCAATAGACTCTGCCTACCTATCTGTTCAAGACGAGCAGCATAAACGGAAGGCAGCTACCAAAAAGCAGTGACGAGGTAGAAGCATGGATTTAGCCGAACTTGGAGTTATCTTTGTAAGCCAAGGCGCGGACGCGGCAATTGAGGCCATGGATGCTTTCACAGAGGCATCCGATCGTGCAGAAAAAACAGAACGGCGGCGGCTTCAGGCCGCCGTTAATTTTGCGCGAACAGAAGAGAAGCGAACAGAAGCATTAAATGCGCAGGCAGAGGGTTTGGCCACAATGGCCGAGGCCTCTGCTAAAAACGAGGCTGCGCAAGAACGGCTATCTGAAAAGATTGGCCGTACCATGGTTTCGCTGAGTGGTTCGAAAGCCGAAATGCTTGCTTTCGAAGCCGCAATGATTGGCGCATCTGAACGCTTCGAACTTCAAATCCTTCAACTTGCCACTTTGGAAAAGCAGCTCGAGGAAAACAAGAACAAGGTTAAAGCGCTTGCTCAAGCAGAACGCGAGGAGCAAGGCTACTGGCTTGACGTTGCACGAGACATTCAACGTGCCAACAAAGAACGTCAACAGGCTGCAGATGCAGCGGTTGCGGCTGCAAAGCGTACAGCAGATGCTGAAATTAAAGAGGCGGAGCGTGCCGCCATTTCCCAAATCCAGTGGGCGCAAAAGTCTCGCGATGAGCAGATTCGCATCAAGGAACAGATTGCTGCCTATAAAGGTGCTGGCGTTGGAGACGAGACACTAAGTAAGATGTTTGGTAGCGGTGCCCTGAACGGCACTGTGAAAGAAGTTGAATCGCTTGCCCACCATTGGGACAACGTCACATTCAACACTAGCAGAGCACGTTCAGAAATGATTGTGCTGGCGCACGAAGCTGTGCAAGGGCGTTTTAGCCGTATTCCGGCCTCCATGATGGTGTTTGCGGAGTATACGGACATTGCAGCGCTGGCAATGACGGGCGCTGGCCTTGCTGTAATGGGTACTGTGGCTGTCCTAGCCACATTTGCAATTGCTGCTGCCAAGGGCACATTAGAGTGGGATTCGTTCAACAAGACGTTGGCAATCACCGGCGACTATACTGCAATGACCGTTTCCGATTTCTACACCATGGCAGACAGCATGACCGCTGTGCATGGTAAGGTTGGAGAAGCCAAAGAAATTATTGGAGAACTTGCTGCGACCGGGAAGTTTACAAAAACCGAAATTGAAACAATTGCCCCAGCCATCTTGGAAATGTCCGAAGTTGGTGGTGTTGCGGTTAAGACATTGGTTGGAGAATACGCAAAGTTGGCAGAAGATCCGGTCAATGCGTCTAAAGAACTCAACAAACATTACCACTACCTTACTGTAGAAATCTATTCTCAAATCAAAGCCTTGGAAGAACAAGGCGATAAACAAGGTGCTGCGGCACTTGCCGAAAAGACGCTTGCCGAAGAGCAAAGCAAGCGCATGGAGAAACTTCGTGGAGAACTCGGAGTTATTTCTCGTGCTTGGTTGTCCATTCAGGAAGGGGCAAGCCGCGCATGGGCAGCAATGAAGGATATTGGCAAACCAGAAGACGATATTTCCAAACTGGCAAAACTTCAAGCCGAGCGTGCAAAGCTCATGACCGGACGAAATGATTCTTGGGATACTGACGAACAGTACAAAGCTAAGTTGGATCAGAACAATCGCGACATCATTAAGTTGCAAAACAAGATGGACAACGACCGTCTTGAGGCAGAGCACAAAGGCGCAATGGCTCGCATGGAGCAAGCTGCAATTGACGCAAAAGACCGCGAAGACAAAGACTACGATCGTTCGCGCAGCAACGCCGAAAAGCGCGATGTGGAAATGGCAAGAATGTATCAGGACAGCGCTACTCGCAATGCGCTGTCTATGATGAAAAGTTCTAAAATTACCGAAGAGGCGCGGCTTAGAATCGAGCAAGCCATGAATGTTCCGCTCCCAAACATGCGGGACAATACTGTGGCCTATATGGCAGAATCTGAAAATCGTTCTAAAGCATTGCTACAAATTGCGCAACAATATGGCTTAGATATTGCTGTTACCACGGATCGCCAGAATGAACGTGTGTTCATGATTGAAAACCACTGGGCAGATAAACGTAAGGCAGCTCAAAAGGAAAATTCCACAACAATGCTGAACGAGTATGTTCGTGAAGCAAATATGGCTGCGACAGAAGCCAATAAACGGGCGGATGCCCTTGTGGTCATTACGCAACGTGGGTACGAATCTCAAAAGCAGATCGAAGACGACGAATTTGCAATCTTGCGTTCAAATGCGAAAGCAAGAGGACAAACTGGTTTTCTTGAAGCAGAAGCGTATGCCGACCACATTCGGCGCATGCGCGAACTTAATAGCAATATGCTTCAGGACGAATTGGCATACTATGCAGATGCTCGTGCAGCACGGGAGCAGCAGACGGCTAACATTATAGAGGCCGAAAATGCTCAAGTTACTGTTACAGAAGAAGGCAGGAAACGAAAAGAGGCATCAATTGCTAAAGCCTACGCCACACTTCGCGAATATAATAGCCACATGGACGACTTGGAGCAAAAAGCTCGCGAACGCGCCCAAATGAATGTGGCTAAAGTGGAGGCAGATAGTTATAAAATGTTAAATGCAGATATGAATTCTGTCATCAACACTCTTGAAAAGAAACTCGAGAACGATAAGGCTCACCTTCAGACTTTGCAACTGAGCAAGGAGGCTATTGCTTTGCTTGCTGCAAAGGAGGAAGAACGTATTACCACACTTTTGGAAGGCGAACAAGAAATTCTTGAAGCTAAAAAAGAAGCGGCGAATGGAGATACAAAACTTGTTCGCATTTATCAGGAACAAATTGATAAAATTAAAAAGATTGTCGAGCTTCGAAAACAATTAAAAGATACAGAAAACGCAACCGCTACTGCTCAACGCGAATTTGACAGAATTAAAGCTGTCGAAGAAGCATGGAAGCATTCTTGGGATCAAACTAATAAAACTGCTCAGGATGTCTTTGTTACCTGGATTGAGGGTGGCGAAGACATGGCCAAGAAAATTGGCAACATGCTAAAGAAATCTATTCTCGAAGCTATCTATAACGAAAAACTTAAGCCTTTAGTTTTAGAAGTATTTATGACCTTCATGGGAACTGGTGGTTCTGCTGGGCAGAAGGTCTTGGATTCAATGGGCTTGACTGGCAATGGCACTGGCGCTATTGGAGCGTTGAATGGCGCTGGGTCCATCTTCTCGGGTGGTTCAAAAGCGATCGATACCGTGCGTGGCTGGCTGGGCCTGGGCGGTGCCACTGGCGGCAGTGCCACCAAAGCCGCGCTCTACGGCGAGCTGGGCTACACCGGCGCGGCCACGGCCAGCGGGTCCGGCGTCATGGGCTCCATGAGCAGCATGCTCTCATCCATCCCTGTGGCAGGCTGGATCGCCATGGGCATGATGGCCTCCAGCCAGGCGTACGACCAGGGCTTTCGGTCGGACACCTCGGGCAAGGGCCTCAACGCCCTCAACCCCAACCACATGCTCAACGCCACCGACCGCGTGCTACAGGCGCTCGGGATTGACGGCAAAACTGCGGCCATTCTTTCCGGCAGCGCCTTGGGCGCGGCAGCGCAGCACTTTGTTTTTGGTGGCAGCACCGTCACCGGGCTTGGCGGGGGCATTCAGGGTGGGCTAAGTGGCACAGGGTCAAGCCTGAGCGCGTACAACGTCTACAGTCAAGACCATCGCGGTTTTCTTGGAATGGGTTCCTACACCACCGAAAACCGCGAATACAGCGCAGCCAGTGCTGACATCCGCAATTTCGTTGATAGCCAGATCAAGACCATCACCGACTCCGCTAAAAAGTACGGCGAGGCGCTGGGTGTGCCGGTGGAAAAGATCGACGGCTTCACCAAGCAGATTGATGTCAACCTCACCAACTTGGACGCAGCGGGCGTGCAGAAAGCCCTGCAAGACGCGATCAACGGTTTTGCTGACGACCTGACCAACTCCGCGTTTGGCGATGCCATGGCGCAGTTTGCGAAGGCGGGTGAATCTACAGGTACTACGCTGATGCGGGTAACCGCAGAAGTTGGCACCGTCAACGCGACGCTGGCAAAACTGGGCGGGCAGCTATTCAACTTGGACGCCGCAGGCATGAAGGCGGCTGACGGACTGGTACAAGCGATGGGCGGGCTAGAGGCATTCCAGCAGCAAACCGCAAGCTACTACCAAAACTACTACACCCAGGAAGAACAGCGCCAAATGCAGGCGCAAGACATTGCAGCCAAGCTGGCGGCCTCGGGCATAACCGTATCGGTGGAGCAGGTGCTCAGTGGCACGCGGGAGCAGTTCCGCGCCCTGGTGGAGAGTTTCACAAAAGACGGCGGGCTGATGACGGAGAGCGGGCAGAAAGCCGTAGCCGCGCTCATGAGCGTGGCTAATGCGTTCGCCAGTATCACCGTCGCGGCCAACACCGCCACGACTCCCGGCTCCACGGGCACTACAGGCACCACCCCCACAGATAGATGGGATTGGTGGAATGATCCAATCAAGGCCGCAGAGCATGACCGCGCCGCAGCCGGTGGTGGTGGCGGGGGCGTGTCCAATACTGTAAACAAGGCGCTGCAAGAGCGCACCCAGCTCCAGCAAGAGCTGGACAACCTCACGCTGACCAGCGCAGAACTGCTCAAGAAACAGCGCGACGCGCTGGACGAAAGCAACCGCGCATTGTTCGACCAAGTGCAAGCCGCCAAAGCCGCCAAAGCCGCAGCGGACGAGCGCAAGGGCCTGCAAGACCAGTACAACCAGCTCACCCTGACCGAGCTGCAACTGCGGGCGCTGGAGCGCGACAGCATTGCCCTGAGCAACCGCGACCTGTACGACCGGATCACCGCCATCAAGTCCGCGCAAAAAGAGCTTGACGCGGCCAAAACCGGCGTGTCCAACGCCATGTCTTCGTTGCAGCGTGCCGTGGATGCGGAGAAGCAAAGCATTGAAGCCGCCCGCCAAGCCGCGCAAGAGCGGGCCAACATCCTGGGCAGCATTGTTAGCACCTTGGGCGATGCCGTGGGCGGCATTCGGGGCAACGTCGAAAGCACCAAGGCCGCAGCCGCAGCGCGGGGCAACGCCTTTATCACCGACGCCCTGGCGACCGCAAAAGTCAGCGGCTACATGCCTGATGCGGATGCGCTCAAGAAAGCGATTGGCGACGCCCGCGCAGGGCTTGACGTAAACAACTACACATCGCAGTTTGAGTACGAAAAAGCCCAGCTCGAACTGGCCGGAAAACTTGACAACCTCAAAGAGATTGCCGACCCCCAGCTCACAGCGGCCAAGCAGGCCGTCAAGGTCGCAGAGGGCCAGCTCAAGGCCCTGGACGCGCAGCTAAAGCTCGCGCAAGACCAGATCGACGCCCTGAACGGCATCGACACCAGCGTAAAGAGCGTGGCGGAGGCCATGACGGCGCTAACCGCAGCCATCAACGCGCAGAAAGCGGCGCAGGACCACCTCACCGGCCTCACCGGTGGCGGCGGTGGCGGCACTACGGCGACCACATCTTGGACAGGCGAAAAAACAGGCACGCTCACCAACGACTTCTGGAAAATGTGGGCTGGCCACATGCAGAACGTGTATGGCGAGAACGCCGGGTACAAGGTGTACGACATGGCCAAGTCGCAGGGCATCACGCTGGCCGATCTGGACAAGGCAATGGGCTGGACGGACGGCCACGCAAAAGCCTGGGCCTTGGCGCACGGCCTGCCAGCCTTTGCCGTGGGCACCAACTACGTGCCCAGCGACATGGTGGCGCAAATCCATGAGGGCGAGGCCATTGTCCCCAAAGCCTACAACCCGGCAGCGGGTGGGGCCAGCGGCAATGCGCGGCTTGAGTCCCTTGTCGAAGCCCTGACCGCCGAAGTGCAGCGTCTGCAAGCCATCGTCAATGACGGCAACACGCACGCCCAGCGTACCGCGAACGCCGTCAACGGCAACCCCGAAGTGCCCATGCTGGTGACAACTGTATGAACGTACTAACCCCCATCGCCATCACCGACGCCATGATTGGCGCGGGTACCACCATTGCAGAGCCAGCAGCCAGCGAAACCGCATGGGTGTCGGGCGGCACCTACGCAGTGGGCGACTTGCGCATTCGCACAACGACCCATAAGGTGTACTCCTGCGTGCAGGCGCACAGCGGGCGCACTGCGCTGCCAGAGAACGACGCCGCGTACTGGCTGGAAAAGTCCCCCACCAACCGCTACGCGCCGTTCGATATCTACAACACCACCGCAGCCACGGCCACCACCAGCCTCACCTACGTGCTCAGCCCTGGCTATTTCAACGCCATCAGCCTCTACGGGCTTGTGGGCAGCAATATCAGCATTACGCTCAAAGACGCTCCCGCAGGCACCACCATCTGGTCCTACTCCGGCAGCCTCTACCGTGATCCGCTTGGCTGGTACGAGTATCTGTTCGGCGGTTTGCAGCAGATTGATCGCCTCCAGTTCCACGACCTGCCCATCCGCCCCACGGCGGAGCTGGCCATCACCCTCAGCGCCTCCAGCGGCCAGCCTGTTGGCATCGGCATGATTAACGTGGGCGACCGCATTAGTCTTGGTGGGGGAGACGCTAATTGGGGAGGAACTCAATATGGTAGCACCGCAGAGCCCGTCACCTACAGCTATATCAAGACCAACGCCGACGGTACTACTTCCATTGTTCGTCGCCACTATGCTACTGGTATGAGAGCTACTATCTTCGTGACGCAAAGTCAAGCAGATACTGCACTTTCTATTATTCGTAATTTACTAGATGTCCCGGTAAGTTGGATAGCCACAGACGTAAACGGTTACGATGGGTTAAATGTTTTTGGGCTAGGCAGCGCCAGTGTTAACTATGCTGGCCCAGGTTATGCTATTATTAGCCTTACTGTCAAAGGAATGATCTAAATGTCCGTTACAACACCACCCACAGTAGACACGCTGCCCGCAGCGCCGGACCCTGGCAACCGCAGCACGTTCAATACGCTGGCCTACCCCTGGAGCGCGGCCCTGCCCACTTTCAGCACGCAGCTACAAGCCCTTGCCAACAACGTCGCACTCAACGCTACGGACGCCGCTAGCAGCGCGTCCGGCGCAGCGGCGCAAGTCACTGCGGCTACAGCGCAGGCCATCAACGCCGCAGCATCGGCATCCGCAGCAGCTACAACGGCAGGCGCGGCTGCGTGGGTCAACGGCGGGACGTATGCGCTCAATGCAAACGCAATCAGCCAGATCGACTACCAAACCTACCGCAAGAAAACGGCAAGCAGCGTAACCACGATTGACCCCAAAAACGACACCGCCAATTGGGTAATGCTAGGGGCGGTTGGTGGCATCGGTACTGTCGGCTCCACTGTCACAAGCAATACCACACTAACAGCGTCAAGTGCTGGCTACCAGTTTGTACAAATGTCCAGCCTGGGCAAGTCCCTGACACTTCCCGACGCAACAACCATGCAAGTCGGTGGGCCTCGATTTGTGATCGACAACACCAAGGGCGGCTATCCGTGCGGCATCCGAGACAACACCGGAACGCTAGTGATGGCCGTTGCCGCTGGTGGTGAGGCATTCGTCATGCTCAAAGACAATAGCACCGCAGCGGGTAGCTGGTCTGTTACGGGCACGAATTTAGAGCCGGGGCTTATTACCCTCGACTCGACGTTTAGCAGCACCTATGCAAGCACCGTACTGGCTCCGTTTGTTGCGCTGGATAACAACACGTCGATTCACTTTGCTGCGCTTTCAAGCGGCTTTGCTGCGTTTGTGGTGGATAACACGGGCAAGGTGCTGTCTACTCCGGTGACTGTGAGTAGCACGGCAAGTCACACGCCGCGCACAGCGTTCAAAATTTCTGCAACGACTGCGATTGTGTTCTATGGCAACGCTGCGATTGCTAGTGCAGTTGTTATCACTCTTTCGGGTTCGTCGCCGTCCTACTCTCTTGCTATCGGCACCCCGCAAAACCTGCCAAGAACATTTTCTGGAGAAGACTTTACTGGTGCGCCACGGGTTGCCCAACTTACGAGTACGCTCTACCTGTGCGGGTACAACGTCAACTCGGGTTCCACGTATTGCACCGCGCTTTCGGTATCAGGCGCAACGATCACAATGGGCGCGGAGGCCACTATTACAGCGACTGCCGCGCCAAACGATTTCACGACTACCACATACCCCCTCACAGCCACAACAGCGCTGGTGCTTTACAAAACCGGTGCAGCAGCTCCCTACACCAACAACGCAGTAGTCATATCGGTAAGCGGTACTACTTGTACGGTGAATACGCCTGTGGCTTTGACAAACTGCGCGTCGTCGGCAACATCAGTGCCGAGTAGTGTTCTTGTTTCGGCAACCAAGTGCCTAGTTGCTGATGACAACAACGTGTCCGGCACAGTAATGGTGATTCCGGTCACTATTTCAGGTACTACCGTGACGGCGGGAACAAATCTATCGGTAGAAACAGGCGTCGGTACAACTGCCGTTCCCTACACCGCTAATTACGCCACCCGCTACAACCCCCATCTGTGGACGCTAACCACTGGAGCAACCAACACGGTTGGGCTTTGGTACTTCGACACAAACAGCATTTCCCGTGTAGTAGTCCTGAGCGAGACAAGCGGGACGATTACTGCGGGGACGATTCTGTATCGGAGTATTAGCACTGCAGGTGATAGCACTGGTTTAGGATGTGTGCTGCCTCAAAGCCCTGTAGATTTCCTGTCAATTAAATCTAACGCTGCTTCTGGAGGTGCATACATTGGTCGCAGGATAACCTCTCACAAGATAGCCGGTACAAACATAACACCCGGCGCAGTGATGACAATAAATCCAGACGATCTTCCACCGCAAAGCTCTACAAACGCCCTAACTGCTACACGCCTTTCTTCCGGCGATTATGTGATTGGTGTTCCTGCAACTGGCGGCAATCTAACTGGAAATGCGTCAGTTCCTGTCTTCCGCAGTAACGGAGATTACGTAATTTTCCGTGGAGCAATACGCGCACCGATCTTGGCAGTCGGAAGCTGGCCGGTCCAATCGGTCAATAACCGCATTGTGTTACTAGGCGGAACATCTCAAGAAGGCACCACTGTCGGGGCCACTACCTACCAGCTTCGCCTGCTTAATGTGGAGATCGCAGCATGAACATCCTAGTTCTAAACACTACCATTCTTGGCGTGAATCCGACCGATGCCGGTGATGCATTCCACACATCAGATCAGATCATTCCCAAGAATGTTGTAGCAGGGGCAACGATTGTTGATGCAACATTGCCCGCTGACTTTACCCCGCAAAAATATCAGTATGTTGGTGGCGCTGTAGTCCCAGCACCCATCCCTGCCGATCAACTCGCAGCGGCCAAAGCCGCCAAAAACACCCAGATCAACCAGTGGCGTGCCACGGCGAACCAGAGCTACTTCACCTACTCAGGCAAGCAGATTGCTTGCGACCAATTGAGCCGGTCTGATATTGACGCTGTAGCAGGTTC